AGATAAACGATTGCGTCCTCTGCGTACATATGCACCCATTGGCAATGAAGAAATAGTATCTCCAAGTAGTCTTACGCAAGAATAAACGGTAGATGTACGAATAGCAGACTCTGTATCAACATATGTACCTGTATTGGCAACACCAAATAAAGGACGAGGAGGAATTAGAGGTAATATATACTGACTGTTCATATCTCTGGCTTCTTCAGATGCCTTTAGTCTTTTGGATAGACTCATTTGATTACCCTTTTCCCTTAGTTAATTTTACCATGTGCTGATTGCTACTCGCTTCCAAGTATCAGTTGCTGTGCAGATATAAATATAATCTGCATCCCAGGTAATTGTTCCTGTAGTGCCTGTAGAAGCAGCAGTTGCTGGAGTCTTTGTAGTTAATTGTAAATCACCATAAATTCGTACAGATCCAAGATTTCCACCAGCAGAGTCAAACTTACCCTTGATTAAAGGTGTTGCTGTATTTGTGTTAGAGATATATAGATTATCAGAGGTAAGTTCATTTATACCTGCAGCATATCCAAGGAACACATTTCGTGAGCCTGTAATATTAAATCGTCCTGCTTGCCATCCAAGGGCTGTATTCTGAGTACCAGTATTTACTGTAGAAACAGGAACAGAGAATCCAGCACCAGTCAATAAACCTGCAGGTGCAGCAAATGCAGCAAAGGTAAGAACTGATCCTGCTTGAATTCCAACACCAGTACCTGTAATTGTAACTGTTGTTACAACTCCACCTGATACATCTATATCTGCTTGTGGCAATATAAAAGTATTAACGTTTTGTGATAAACTAACTGCAAGATATGTTCCATCTGTATAGCCTGAACCACCAGTAATTGCTCCAAGAGTTGCTATTGTTGATGATGTTTGCTGAAGTGCTTGTCTTCCAACTGCAGTGCTACCAGTACCAACAACAGTTGCTTGAAGCGCAAGACCACCTACTGCTGTATTTTGAATACCAGTTGTATTAAGTGAAAGAGTTGCATTACCAACTCCAACATGTCCTGATCCTGTTGTATTTGCACCTAATGGAGAAAAAGCACCAATTGCAACGCTTCCTCCACCAGTAGTATTAGCAGCCATTGCTGAATTACCAATTGCTGTATTTTGAACACCAGTCGTATTGGCTACAAGAGCATTTTGACCAAGAGCAAATAATAAAGAACCTGATGTATTATTTTGAAGAGCACCACTACCAATTGCTATAATTCCTGATGGAGCAGTTGCAGTAAGCAAAGCATTGTTTCCAATTGCAATGTTATCACTACCAGTAATATTATTTGTAAGAGTAAACCCACCAATAGCAGTATTTCGTGCTCCAGTAGTATTATCAAATAGTGCTGCAACTCCTACTGCTGTATTATCACTTGATGTTGTGTTGTTTTCAAGTGCACCAGATCCAACGGCAATATTATTACCACCAGTAGTGTTATCAAGGAGTGTTGCTTGACCAATACCAACATTGTTGCCACCTGTTGTGTTATTTGCAAGAGAACTAGCACCAATAGCAACATTCTCACCACCAGTAGTGTTATCAACTAGTGCTGATGAACCAATTGCAGTATTGTTTGCACCAGTAGTATTAGCATAAAGTGCTCTAAAACCAATTGCAGTTTGATCGCTAACTGTATTAACACTGAGTGCTTGACTACCAATTGCTATAGACCTTGATCCCGTAATATTTGCATTAAGTGTTTGACCACCAAAGGCAACATTGTCAGAACCAGTAGTGTTTGCAAGAAGGGTTCCTGAACCGTAAGCAAGATTTGAATTACCAGTTGTATTAGCCTCAAGTGCACCATTACCAACTGCCATATTTCCTTGACCAGTTGTATTTGCAGCCAAAGCATTCAATCCAATTGCTACCATTTGTGATTCTGTTGTATTTGCAGCCAAAGCAGAACCACCAATAGCAACATTTCCATTACCAGTTGTATTATTTTGAAGTGCATTGTTTCCAATTGCAAGATTGTTATTAGCAGTTGTGTTGTTACCAAGTGCATTGTTTCCAATTGCAACATTTCCTGCACCTGTTGTATTATCAAATAATGCTGATCCACCTATTGCTGTGTTGGCATTTGCAGTTGTTAAAGAACCTAAAGCACTACCACCAATTGCAAGATTGTTATTACCTGCTGTTTGAGCACCAAGAGCAAAGTTTCCAATAGCAACATTATCATCACCAGTAACATTGTATCGCATAACATCAGAACCAATACTGAGGTTGTTTCTACCAGTTGTTGTGTCTACTTGTCCTCTTGAACCAATTGCTGTGTTCTGATCACCAGTAGTTAAATTTGAAAGGTTTCCATTATTACCAATAGCAATGTTACCAAATCCTGAACCAGTACCATTGTTAATATCAATTCCATCAATTTGCATTCCACTTGTGACTACTGGATCTCCAGCACTCATTACAAATGTATTACCTGTACCTGTTTGTGAATCAATACTTGATGTTCCTGCTGTGGATCTTATTGGTCCCGCAGTTAAATCTCCAGCACCTGTTGGTCCCGTCGCTCCTGTCACACCTGTAACACCAGTGACTCCAATATCTCCAGTTACTCCTGTTGGTCCTGTAGGACCAGTATCTCCTGTAACACCAGTAACACCTGAAGGTCCAGTAGCACCAGTGGTGCCTACTCCTGTAGGGCCTGTAGCACCCGTTACTCCAATATCTCCTGTGACTCCTGTTGGTCCTGTAGGACCAGTATCACCTGTAACTCCTGTGACACCTATGGGACCTGTTGGTCCTGTGTCTCCAGTTACACCTATAGGACCTGTAGGTCCAGTTGCTCCTGTAACACCTGTAACTCCTGCGTCTCCTGTAACACCTGTAGGTCCTGTAGGACCAGTGTCTCCAGTTACTCCAGTTACTCCTGTATCGCCAGTAACACCAGTAGGCCCAGTTGGGCCTGTGTCTCCAGTAACTCCTGTTGGTCCAGTATCTCCTGTGACTCCAGTAGCACCTGTAACTCCAGCATCTCCTGTAACACCAGTTGGTCCTGTAGGACCAGTGTCTCCAGTTACGCCTGTTGCTCCAGTATCTCCAGTGACTCCTGTAGGACCTGTTGGTCCAGTGTCACCTGTAACTCCTGTGGGTCCTGTTGGACCAATATCTCCTGTAACTCCTGTAGGGCCAGTATCTCCTGTAACACCTGTTGGTCCTGTAGGACCTACATCACCAGTTACTCCTGTGGGACCTGTTGGACCTGTATCACCAGTAACACCTGCATCACCTGTAACACCTGTTGGTCCAGTTGGACCAGTGTCTCCAGTTACGCCTGTAGGACCTGTTGGTCCTGTGGCACCTGTTGCTCCTGTAGAACCAGTTGATCCTGTAGGGCCTGTGGCACCAGTAGAACCAGTTGCACCAGTAGAACCAGTAGGACCTGAAGCACCTTCTGGTCCATCAAGCACTGTTACTGTATTATTAGTTTCATTTACTATAACTTGATTAGTAGCCATTATTGAGTCACCTGTGCAGATACTGTGATCTGTCCTTGTATTATTCTTGTAACAACTGATCCAAGTGCGATTTCTAAATCATAAACATAAAATCCTGAATCAAGAGCCCCTGTTTGTGCGGAAGTCATAAGAATATCCATCTCTCCAGCAAGTGGTGTAATTGTAATGCCTCCATTAGAAGAGGTTAAATCTAAAGCAGAAGGATTTGGAGAAGCAGCCTGTAATCGCAATTGCATAGCAGCAGTATAACTAGTTAGGTCAATTGGGTTGCCACTACTATCTGCCCAAATAATTTGAGTGGTGTATTGAGCACCCTGGTCAATTGTGAAGTTGTATATTCCAGCAGTCATTATTCTTTCTCCGTTACCCAGATTAAAAAGCCACCTAAAGCAATAAAACTAATTGGTGGAAATATTAAGAATAGTCCGTATGATGCAAGACTTACTCCAATAACTTCTGTTGTTAGTGACCAATCAATTTCTGGTTTCTTTGCTTTCATGCTTCTCCTTTATAGTGAATAGAATCTTGCTACAGGCTTTACTGGTACTGGCACTGTTGCACGATCATAAGAAAAGATTGCTGCTACGCAAGCGTCAATCTTCTTTTTACTGTTTGCTTTTTGAATCATAAGTCCTCTTGAGGAAGTCTTGGTCATAGAGTTTGCTACATGTCTATTTAATGCTTCGTTGCCTGAGTGTGTAAATGAGTTATTCATCACTGCCTCGTAAAATTTAGCAGTTGCTGGAACCATTCGTTCTGCAGAGTTTGGATAACTCACCACTGGCATTCCTTCTTCATCAAACAACATAAATGTTCTTGAGTATCTTGCGGGATCAAAAACAACTTCTCTGATACTATAGTCTGGGTTTCTATAAGCATCAATAATAGTTTGTTCTACTTCAGCAACAGGTATGAACCAGGTCTGATCTGCATCATCTGGTCTTTCCCAAATTGCAAGGATATCTAAGTGAGGCTTTTCTCCACCTAAATACCAGGCAACTATTGCTGTTGAGTCTCCGTTAAAAGATCCATCAAAGCCAAGTATAACATCTTCTTGTGGAATCTGTTCTCTGTTTTTAAGAGTTAGTGCATCCCAAGAATCAGTAGGTATCCAAGTCTGGGCTGAGTCAGTCCAAAGGTTTAATCTCTTGGTTTTAAATTCAGCCTCTGGAGTTAAAAGTACGGCAGACTTCATATCGTCCGCAGATAATATATCTCCATATGATGGATTTGCAATCTTCCAGTTATCTTCGTCCTTGTAGTTAAGTTTTTCATCACCTTGATACCAGGCGAAAAAGAAGGAAGGATCTTCAACCTCACCTTTGGCTAGTTGTACGCCTCTATTGTACATTTGGAAACAGAGGGATTCTTTACCTGATGAGTCATACTTCGTTCCAGCAGTGGTGATTGCTACAAGCATTGGCTCTAAACGAGCACCCATAGACAGAGACATAGTGTCATAAAGTTCTCTATTTGGCTGACTATGCAACTCGTCAAATGCCACAAATGTAGAGTTTAAACCTTCTTTCGTGAACGCCTCTGACGATAAGGCTCTATATATTGTGCCTGTACCTGGATTATAAATTACATCTCTGAAGGTCTGTAGTACTGCTGAGAGTTCTGGTTCTAACTCAATCATTCTCTTTACCGTTTTAAAAATAATCTTAGCCTGGTCTTTATCTGCAGCACATGAATAAATCTGTCCACCGTTTACTCCAAGCAATAACTGCTCTAGGACCAGAGTCGCTAGTAGTGCAGACTTGCCTGCTTTACGAGGAATTCCAATCAAAGCACGACGATGTTTTAGAAGGCCATCTTCATTCTCTGCATATAAATTTATCAGCAGTTCTTTCTGCCAGGGACGCAGGATTAATTTCTCTCCTACATTACCTGCAATTGAATCTTCTGTAATACGGCATAATGTCTCAGCAAAATCTATAACATCATATCCACGACTATTTTTTAATTGAAGTGCGGAAATTGGAGAGAGGTATGCTGGAGGCCATGATTTAATTGTCTCCATGCTTATCCCTTAAATGCTAACGAGAGCCTATCCTTGTCAAAATCAATGTCAATAATTTCTACTTGAACCATATTGCTAATTGCAAATTGCTCAGGAGTAAGTTTACCCATTTTAGATCCATGGACTAAACCAGATACTAGGCCAAGAGAAACAAATACTCCAAAATTAGTAAT